TTAGCTCAGTTGGTTAGAGCGCCACGTTGACATCGTGGAGGTCACTGGTTCGAGTCCAGTAGCGACCACTGCCCCATCTTCGGAATCCCCGGAAAACTCGCTGTTTTCCGGGGATTTTTCGCTTTCTGGCATTTCACGATGTTGGGGATTTCCATTGTTTTCTGACGCCTGTACGGTATTTTGAGCGGTGTTTTTTTTCGTCGCTTTGTCGAAGTCGGTTTCAGTGACGCGCAGGTAATGCTCCTGTGCGATCAGCCGGGAGTTGCCCAGCCATTCGCAGACAACGTGGATCGGATGCGTCTGCATCAGTTCAGTTTGCCGGCTGGCCCGCATGTTGTGGAACAACCTCGGCCACGGTTTCAGGCCGGCGCGGCGGATGATCTTCAGCAGTTGCGTCCGCAGATTCGTCTCTGCATCCCGGTATCGCGTGATCACGAATTCCGCGCCCTCGAGGGCCTGATCGAACACTGCCCCGAGTTCGGTTTCGATTTCAGGGAAAATCGGGACGATCCTCGACTCTTGCCCGGGCCGATGCTCAGTTTTTGGGGAGTAGACCGTCATTCGTTTTCGCTCCCAGTCGATTCCGTCCCATCTCAGCGCCAAATGCTCTGACGGGCAGCGCAGGCCACCGTAACGCGAGAGGGCGACGATCAGCCGCCATTGAGCGTCCGGAGCGGCCTGGATCAAAGCCAGAGCGTCCGCCGGCTGCAAGAAATAGTCGCGCTCCCGGTTCGCGCGAATGGTTGCCCCCTTCAGTTTGCCAAACGGGTTCGATTGTATCGATCGTCCAGCTACGGCAGATTCGAAAAACTGCTTCGCGATTTGGCAGCGCTTGATGATCGTGTTCTTTGCCAGCGCTGGCACTTCGATCGTTTCCTTTCCAAGCTTTTTTTCCTTCTTCTTCGCTTTCAGGAACCGCTGGAACGAAACCGCATCGCCTTCCGTGATCTCGGCCAGCGGCTTACGCTCGCCGCGCGTCGTGCTGCAGACGCCGTTCACGGTTCCAAAGAACTCAATCAGATTGCGCCGCGTGTGCCCGAATACGGTCGCCGTGCTCGCCTTCACGTCCGTTCGATCGGCGATGTACTTTTGCAGGAATGGCCCCAACGTTGCGACAGCGTCACTGGATTTTTGGCGCGCCGTAACCAGCCTGAACTTTTCGAGCTTTTCGTACAGACGGCCAGGCACCTCCGCCAGCCATCTTGCGACGTCATAATCGAGCGACCGTCCCGATATTTTGGCCGAAACCAAATCCTCAATTTTAGCTTTGATCTCTTTCACATCCGACAGCTCTACCTTTTTTCCAAAATACAAATCACGTCGCGCGCCGTCGCCATCAGTAAACTGGACCCGCCGGCCCCCATTCTTCAGCGTGAATATGCTTGCCATGCTGCTACCCTTCCTGCGTTGGAAACCTGTAAAAGTCCGTTTTCGATAATCGCAATGTGACGAAACCCGCGCTCCCGCGGCAAGTCGGCGGGGCGCATCCACCGGACGTAGACGTGCGGCGCGACGACGGAGCCGCCGCCCGTCGAGAACGATTCCATGTCTCGGGTCCTTTCTAAATGCGCGGGACGGGCTCAGCGCCGATCAGCGCCGCCGGGCGAAACAAAAGCTGACTGGCCGGTCAAGACGCACGCACCGATGGCCTCCCGAATCGCTGCATTGACCAGCGCATCTGGCGCCAGCCTCCCAATCCACTCTCATTGACGGGGGGCCCTTCGGCCAGGGCGCCCGTCTCCCATGCGAAGCGCCAGACCGCGCGCAATTTCGCCACGACCTGGAGAGCCGATTCTGCTGAACGCCCTTCGCTCGATAACCGCCGCCGCACGCCGTCGAGGTTGTCAGCCGTCAGGTCGTCCAGTTCCGGTGGACGGTCGAGATATTCACTGAATCGCAAGAGCGCGAACCGCCAGTGATTCCGCGTCTTGCCGTCGATGCCCGCCCATTCCTGATATAGCATCGACCAGCCGAACAGGAGCGTACCGCACAGCCGCCGGAGTTCGATTCTGCCGGCAGCGCGGGCCGTTTCGACTTCGCGACGGTACTGGTCAAAGTCCGCGCGCGTCGGGCCGGTGATCGATGGCAGACTGATCCCGGCCATTTCGGCGGTAGCGACGTCAGCCCCCTCGACCTCCTCAATGCGCGTCGCCTTCAATCCGACGATGGCTTCGAAGGCGTCGAAGTCGATTTTGTTCCGACCAGGGGGCAGGTATTTTCTCCCTTTCGTGTCACAGCGCCGTTTCGGCGCCGTCTCGGCAGACTCCCCCCGGTCGCTGATGAACCGCCATAATGCGACCAGGCTGCGTATCGCGCTACCGACGACGGAACGGCTATACCCGGCCGCGTACAGCCGCTTCTCGGCAATGGAAAGCCCCTTGGTCGTCAGATCGTCCCCGGTCGGCTCCCGTTTCAGGGCGAACCGCAGGAGAGCGCAGGCGTAGTCCCAGCCGTCCACAGTGTTCGGGGCCGCGTCGGGCACCTTACCAGGCAGCCGTGCCAGGGCTTGCCAGAGTTGTTCGATCTCAGCCCGCGACCACGCTCGGGGAATCCGCTTCGGTTCGGGGATGGCGTCAATCGTCGGTAGCGTATCGACGATGCGAACGGCGTTCAGGTATTTCCACAGGCAGCAGAAGTTGTCACGGAATTTTCCGATCGATGCGACCGACAAATCCTTCTTTGTCTTCAGCCACGCCATGCACGTTGCGACAGCTTCGTCCGTCAGATCGGAAATGAGCGCGGGCCGCTCCAGGAATTCATCGAACCGCCGCAAGTTCAATTCGTACTGGTAACAGGTTTGCCGGTGACGGTTCGAGAGCTTGGCAGGCTTGAACCGGGTTTCGAAGTAGTGGCGGAGTTCGTTGGTCGAGTTCATGGTGCACCTCCGTCAGTCAATCGCATTACCCGCGGGTCGTAGGGCCGCGGCAAAACGTCTGCCGGGTGCACACTGCGGATGATTGCAGGAACCATGTAGACGCGCGTCACGTTTGGGTCCATGTGACCCAGCAACTCCACAGGGTCGCCGCCCGCGGCCTTGAACTTCGACGCGCTCGTTTTTCTCAGGCAATGAAACAAGTGTTTCCGCGTGTGCGGAAGTCCGGCGCGCTTAAGGAACGAACGGTACTTTTCGTGGATGTACGTTCGGGCGGAGTGCCAGGGGAAAATCAGGTCGCGCTTCGGATGCTCGATGCGGCGCAGGAATTCGAGCGTGTCCCGGTGCAACGGGCAGTCCTTGTCGGCGCGCTTGTGCTTGCGGCATTCGCCAGGAATGACGAGGCGGCGATTCACCCAATCAACCATCTCCCAACGGGCCTGCATGATGGCGCCGATCCGCTCCGCCGAATCGAGCAACACGGCCAGAAGCGCTGTCAGCCAGTCTGCCGCGGGGACACCGCAGATCAATCCTTTTTCGCGGCGCGCGGCGTGAAACAGCGTTCGCAATTGCTCATCGGTCCAGCCGATCGGGACGCGCTCCACCTCGGACAGCTTTGGCACGTCGGCAACGGCCGTCATGATGCCCCGTTTGAAGGCGAAGTTTGCCAGGGCAACGTAGGATTTCCGATAACCATTGGCCGTCACTGCAGTGCGGCCGTTAAGTAGGACTTGCTGCATTACGTCTTCAATGTAGTCCTCGCGCAAATCCCCAATCAGCGCCTGACGGTCAAGGTAGAATTCCATTTCGCGGAGCGCCTGCACGTAGTGCTGTATCGTCGCGTCCGCCCCGCCGCGCAGTTTGCGGTACACGTAAGCCTCGATCAGCGCGGCGAGCGTGTCTTTCGGCGTGAGGGCCTCGATCGACTGCCGCGGGACGGTGATCAGCCGTCGTTTCGTCGGTCGCTCTGGTCTGCCGTTCTTTTTGGTCCAGTCTGCCGGATCGGACGGCTTAACGCCCTGCGGTCTCCGCAGCAACCGCACAACGAAAGCCTTCTCGCCGCGAAGTCGGCACCGACGCATCAGCGGGGCGGGGATGATTTTCTTATCTCCACAAAACGCCCACAGTCCCATGACGAATTTCAGGAACTTAAACTTCTGCCGCTCCGACACCATCAGCCCGATCAAGTTCCGCGTCTGCCCAACCGTTTCGGTATTGAGGTCGGCGACGGTCGCCGGGCGTCCCAACGCCGCATCAAACCGCCGAATCGCCTGGCGCCACTTGATAAGCGTGTTGGCCGCTGGCCAGTGCATCGTTTCGGTCCGGTAGTGGTTTTCAAAGACGTCGCGCAAGGTCGTGTCGAGCGTGATTTTCAATTGACACCCCCTTCCGGCGCTTGGGCAATGGGACCGGCTGATTCGATCAGATCGGCAGCCGTCGCCAGCTCGGCGGAGATCCGGCGGAGTTCGTCGATCGCATACTGGCGGAGGTCCGTGTCGATCGGGACGGAGACGGGCTCGGGAACACAAAAGAACTTGACGCGCGGGCCGCGCGCGGCATCGCGCGGATCGTCGAAGTCGGATTCGTCGCGGTCGCCGGCCAGCGTGTGAACGCTCGGGACGACGAATTCAATCGCCGATCCGGAATCGAGCTCGACGCGTTCGCAGGCCGCGTTAAGGCGGTCATTCAGGCGGCGCGCTTCACAGCACGCGCAGGGCCGGGAGAGAAACTGCAGCAACCGATTCATGCGTTCGACCTTTCGCAGAAAGAAGAACCGCGGCACCCTGATCGCAAGGCGGGTCGAATCGCCCCCCCCAATCACATTGCAGCGATGGGGCCAGGATGCCGCGGTTTTCGGATTCTCGATGCGCATGTTCGACCTTTTGCGATCGCTGAATGGTACGTTATGTACCAAACAAATGTCAATAAAGGTACGGTTCGTACCCTTTGTCTCTCCCTATTTTGGGTCCGGCCAAATTTCGCGGTAATCGTCCAGCGACAGCGCCTTGCCGATCGCTTCGGCGTCTTGTGGCCGCGGCAGACGGTCGCCGCTCAGCCATTTCTTAACCAGCTCAAAGGAAACGCTCAGCCCGGCCCTTTGCAACCTGTCAACCAGATCCGCGGGCATATAACCGAGTTCGTCAATTCGCTTGCGCAGAAGGATGGCGAACCTGATTTCGAACCGCTTTGAGCGCGGGTCAAGGTGTTTTCGTGGTCTGGGACTCATTGTGGGGGCGATTGTCATGCCGCGGCCCCCACCTGGCAAGCGACCTGGCACGTACGGCCAGAGGATCGGCGGTTTGCATGTCCCGGCATCGCGGCGGACGGCTTGAAAGGCCGCTTCCTCAAGTACGCAGAGGTTTGAGGAAGCCCCCTCGTTAGGAGTTCCTCAACTACGCACGTGCGCAACGAAGGATTTCCCGTCCTACGATCGTTTCTGACGCATCGGACGCGAAGACGGCCGCATGATCGTCGGTGTTTGCCTGCGTTCGACGGCGAAAGGCGTGGAGCGCGTCGCATGGCATCTCTCGCCACGCAAGCGGCAGCTACTTTCGACCGGCGGTCACTCGCGATTCGCATCACGACAGAAATCCCCAGAGGGAACGCACGCAACGTCCGCAATTCGGCTCGCCAGTCTAACGCGCTGGCGAAAATGTCAACCTTGAAAACAAAAATTTTCTGGACAGGCCCGAACCTTTCACGAACCGGGCGGCCTCCCACAAAAACGGACGTGCTGCAGGTCGTCGGACCGCTTCCGGACGCGGCCTGAGCGATCGTAGTGCGTCGTTGATCTTCGGACGGCAACCCGTCACTCAGGTAGCGGCTTGCGCTGATTGTGAAAGTGTGCCCTCCGCGCTAACGTGCGCGGGACCTTGCCAGCTCGCGACCGCGTCTCAAAGCATGACCAGGTGGCCCGAAACAATCGGCACCGCGCATAGATCTCCGCGGGCGTCGGATCGTTTGGCCCGGGCATGTCGGCATCGTCGTCATCGACCGCCGGCAATTGGTAGTCTGCCTCCTGCGGCAAGTCGCGACGATCGTCAAGGGCCGGCAACGCAGGCGGTTGAAGGTCCTCGATAATCTTTCGGTGGTTGTCTCCCAACGGCATCGGCAGGAGAAACTCATCCAGGCCACGGCAAAGCGTGTCGAGCTCAGCCGCCAGCTTCTCAGCCCCGATCGTAGTCGCGACGGCAAGCCATTCCGGCGGCTGATCGTCGCGGGCCGGGTCGACCGACGGCCGCGTTTCAGACTCGCACGATCCAATCGCATCGGCTTCCAACTCAGATTCAACGGTTGCGATCATCAAACGTCTTGCCTCCGAACGCGGTTGGGGTAAGGTTTGAGTGCCAGCTCAACCCGCCCCGCCGCTTCCCGGCGGGGTTATTTCTTTTCGCCCGGCGGCGCTCCGTTTGCCGGGTAAACGAATACCGGGACGTCATCCTGCATGACGGGGACACCGCTGGCGTCGCCGGCCAGATCGAAATCGACGGGAAGCCCGATCAGCGCATCATTCCGAAGCGATAGCCCGACCAGCGCCCCCTCGTCGAACGGAACGCGACCCGGAAGCCTTGGCACGGTCAGGAGGCCATTGCCATTGATAGTCAAAAACGTGATCCTTCCTTCCATCGTCCTTGCTCCTTGTCCGGCGTCACGGGCATATTACCGTCAGAGGTACGCCGGCAGGCGGGTACCGAAAGAACAGGCTGTCTTGCGTCGCTTGCCGCTCGCCTTTCGGTCGCCGCGCATTGAATACCTCGGCACGCACGATGGTATCGGCGACAAATCCCAGACTATTGAAAAACAGTTGCGCGGCTACGTTCCCCTCTGCGACCCAGGCTTGAACGAATTCGCCACGCTCTTCGGAAAGGCTGTTCACCATCGCCCTGACGAGAGCGCGGCCAAAGCCCCGTCGCCGGCAGGCGGTATCGACGGCCAGATTGCCCACCTCGATCGTTTGGCCATTGACGCGATACGCAACGAACCCGACGATTCGGCCTGCCCTCTCGACAACGATCATGTTTCCGCCGGCGTTGATCCACGCCTTAAAATCCTCGAGTTCCCAAACCGGCCCGACCTCTTCGTAGGCCGCAATGGCTTCAATCTCGCCCCCGTCGCCGGGCCCGGGCGGTCGGATCCGCGCTCCGTCGCTTCCCGGCGCGGCGCAGGGGTGCCTCTCGACCTGCGTTGCGAAATTGGAACCGGGGCGGCCTTGCAGATCGAAGTTGACCGGCAGACCGATCAACGCAGGATCCGTCAGGGCCAGCCCGCGCAGCTCTAGCTCTTCGAATCGAACATCGATACATAACGAATCCGCCCGGATGAACCCGTAGCCGCCCTGTCCAGCCTCACGAACAACCGCTGCCGTGATTTTTCCTGCCCAACTCATCGCCCGTTAATCTCCGTCAAAGGAACGCGACTCCACACACACAGAAACAGTTTAGCCCCGCGGGCCGGTCAAACCGCTTCCAACGTCGCCAGACGCAACCGCATTTCGAACAGATGATCCCGGCCTTCCTCCGATCGCAGGCCCACGGATGCCGCGGGGTACGCCGGGTCCGTGACAATGCTGACGTCATGCAGCTCCACGTCGATCAGCTCCCGCACAACCACTGACACACCGCCGGTCGTCTCTTCCCGCCAATTGTCTGAAATCGTGCGGAAGGCGAACGACATTCCTCGAATCTCTTTGCGGCGCATCGACTCAACCAGGTCCCGCGCGTAGGACGTATCGGGCAGGTCGTCGATCTCGACCCGCAATCCCTTGCGGTCCGCGCTCAGCCGGAGGGTACCGGGATTCGGCCAGCGCCCCAGGACCTTCGATCGGTTATGGTCGATCGTGGCGACGACGTCTCTGCCGGCGGCAAGCGAGAGGTCGAACGCACCCGGCCGGATCGTCTCGACAAACCCGCCAAGGTCGGCGCTTCGGCTGTCGTATACCGCTGCGTACCCGACGATCCGCGGGAGTTTTCCCGGCGCGGCCTTGCGTGATGCGCGGGAGTAGTAATCCGCAACGGCGTCGGCAATCTCACAATCGTTCACGGAAGAGCCCTCCTTAAAGTTCCGCGTTCTCAGCGAGCCAGGGGCACGGTTTCAGGCGGTCGCGCTGTTGGCGACGTTGCGTGCCACTTCCCGCGTCTCAGCCGATCGCTGTCGCAACTCCAGCGTTCGGAGTTCCAGTCGCCGGAGCTCTGAAAGCCGCCGCTGCGGATCGACGATTCGCCGGGCGGCCTCGATCTCTCGCGCGTGCTTTCGCATTTCGTCGGCCAGCCGGTCCGCCGACTCGTTGACGAGGCGACGCAACGAACGGTCGTTTTTCCCCCACTCTCGAAGGCAAGCCGTTTCCATTTTCTGTCCTCTCGTTAAGATGCTTACGGACCTCGAAAACCTAACGCAGCCCGACACAGGTCAGGCAATGTCAACCTCCACGACACCCACCTTGTCGTACAGCCGCTCAGTCGCCTTGCGGGTTTTTTCGGCTTCCTGTATTTGCCGCTTCAGGAGATTGATCTTCTCCTGATCGGCGGGGTTCTTGGCGGAGCGCTGGGAATCCCGCATGGCCTCATACCACGAGGCGCTATTGCTGCCGCCGATGCCGCCTACGCCGACGTTCTTTTGATCGACGTGATTCGCCCTCCCCATTTCGCTGATGGCATGCTTGCCGGCCTTCCGGAAAAGATCGTCGTCGATGTCCCCCCGGTCATGCAGGCCTTTGAGGCGCTCGATTTCCTCCTGTGCGCGTTCGAGGGGCGTCGCCACCTGGTGTTTGATCCGGGCCGTCTCAGCGGTGCGCTCTTTTTCATGCTGGATGAGATCGTGCTGCTCTTTCGCGAAGTTCTCGGGAATCCCGATGCGGATATCGACAGTCCGGTCTTTGATGGCGTCCTTCTGCTTCTGCAGTTGTGCAAGCTCCGCGGCGGCGTCGCGGGCTTTGATTTGCACCTTGTCCAGGTCCCCTTGTACGGTCTTCAAGGAACCGTCGATTCCCTCGATCGTCGCGGAGGCCAGACCGATGAGCTTCGTGGGTGAACTCCACGAGTCCATAAAATCTTGGCCGGCCCCCGTCGATCCCCGCGCCATCGAGAGCTTCGCCTTCTCGGCCGCCAGCTCTCCCATGCGCCCCTGCAGGGCCGCGAATTCGTCGGTCTTCTTTTTGATTTCCAGGTCATTCCGCGCGGCCAGATCTTCGGCGCCTTTCCCCGTGTCCGTCTTATTGAGGCCGGCCATGAAGTCCGTCATCCGGCTTCCACGCTGGATGAATTTATCGAGCCGATCTGTCGCCGCGGTAATTTCGGCCCCGATGCGCTCGAAGGCCGTTTCGCCCTCGAGCAATTTGGGAAGCATCACCGACCCGATCGCCCCGGCAACGGCGGTAATCGCGGCGCCCGTCGGGCCGAAGGCCATGCCCAGCATCTGGACGTTGTTCATCGTGGACATCAGGGCGCGCGAGAGCGCACCTTTGCCGCCCATGGCAAGAACGCTCGTAAAGTCTTGCAAGGCGAAAGCCCCTTGCCCGATGCCGCGCGCCAGGCCGGCCCCGGCTCCGCCGCCTGTGCCGGCCATGCTCTGTTGCATGTCGCCAACACCTTTTTTGGTCGCCTTCACCGACCGTTCCAAACCGTGGATGTATTCGAAATCGTCGAGCGACAGGACGGCGCGAATGTCACCCCCAGATCCTTTCATATCAGCTCTGCCTTTCTAAAATCCAAGTTCTAAGAATAAGCACTTAGACCTTAGTGCTCAGGTCACACCGACTGATGCGCCGCTCGCCCGCCCAAGCTTGTTGACTTCCTTGCCGATCGACTTACCGAGCTGCCAGCGCATCCGCCCCAGGACGGCGTCGCGCGACGACGCCGTGGCCCGGCGGATGAACGGGTTGGCCGGCATTTTTCCGGTTGATCGACTGCGCGCGACCTGATCGAACCGGGCGTACATGCCGCCGATCCGCTTACGCGTTCGCATCCGCGTCCCCAGGGCGACGAGGTGACCGTGCGGCGCGCCGCGGGCCTGCAGCCGCGCCAAGGCCCCCTGATTTGATCCCATCTTGCGCAGGCCGGCATGAATGCGGGCGTTGTTTCGGCCATAGACCAGGCCCCCGCCGCTCCCGCGATTCACCATCCGCCCCACGCCACGCTTGCCGACGTTCATTCCGGCTTTGGCTTCAGCCAGACGCCCGCGCCGCCGCATCAGCCGGCTGCCGATCGAAGTCACCAGGGCCCGGCTTGCTCCCTTCGGGGCGATCGCCTTCTCCGCGTCCGCCAGGACCTTCGCTCCAGCCGCCAGGGCCGCATTGACGGCCCGGATCCGCGGCTGACCGGCCAGCGCTTTGAGGTTGGCGGAGAGCTGCTCGTGCCCGGTGAATAGCAGGTTGGTTTTAAGCATTGACCATCCTCGGTTTCGTCGTCGTCACCGTTGCGCCAAGGCCTCCATCACGGCCATTTGTTCGTCGTCGCTCTGCCCCCACTCGCTGCTCGCGTCGTCTTCCGCGCCGGGTACGAACTTTTCCGGCGGGTAGTTTTCTCCCAGGGCCAGACAGATCAGGGATCCGGCTCGAGCCACCGTCCAGATCAGCTTCCTCAGTCCGATCCCTTCGATTTCGTCGTAGGCCAACCATTTGTCGATCAACTCAGGCCCGATCGTCTGTCGCAACGCATCGGGGTCGGGATGCCCGCACACTTCCGCCAACCGCATGGCGAACAGCTCGCGGAAGTGGGAAGAATCCCTCAGTTTTTTTTTGCCGCTTCCACCTGCCGCCGGCGATTGAGCCCGCAGTGTTCGACCAGCACGTCAAACAGGGCCGCCGAGTCTCCGGCGTCGAACGCCGCGGCAATCCCTTCCAGATCCGCCGGGGAAAACAGATTCGTCCCTTTGGCGTCAACCAGGCAGAGCGCGATCAGGGCCGGACGCGCCGCCTGCAGGTCGGCTTTCGCCGCGCCCTCCAAGTCATCGCCTTCACCGGACGGCGCCTGCATGCGGCTGGTCTGATAGTCCGAGTACTCCATCTCGCTCAGCGATCGGAAGCGGACGGCGAGCCCCAGCACGGGCAGCGTGAATGTCCCATATCGCACTTTGCGCGGTGCGAGGAGCGCCGCCCGGTCGGCGAACGGCGGCGCGTCGTCGCCAGCAGTCTTGTCTGACATCGATTTACCTCAGAAAAAGGAGCCACGAAAGACACGAAAGACACGAAAAACGAATCAGCGTGATAATGATTCAGATCAGTTCTAACCCCACAACCAACTGCCGCACGCCCGCGCCCGCCAGCTTGCGCGCCCCCGCGACAACATTGCCGATGAAGCCTTCCGCGGGCGACTGCTTTTCGTCAACAGCCGTTCGAATCAAGTCCAGCGTTCGCGCCGGGACGCCAAGCTGCTGCAGCTCTTCGACGGTGCAATACCCATCTTCGGCAACTTCCTTCAACCACCTGACCAGCATCGACTCCGGGTCGAATTGGTCGTTTTGTCGCTCGCCAATGGCGTCCAGCAATGGGCGGAAAACAGAAGCCGGCATGTAACTGCGGAACGCGATCGATTCAGCAAGGCACCAATCGCGCACCTCCTGTTCAGCCCGCGCGGCATCGACGGCGGCAAGAAGGGCCGCGGCGAGTTGCTTGACCCGCGCCGAATATTCGACACGCAGGTCGCTACAGATTTCTCGGGACGCCGCGAACCGAGCGGACTCCACATTCCCAACCTGCAACTCAATCGCACGTTCCAGCACTCTCCGGCGTTCGACCAGGCGAGCCAGCTCTTCGCGCGTGATCACGACGGCGCTGCTGTCGGCACCCTGGTCGCCGGCGATAACCTTCTCCGCCAGCTCGTCAAGCGTCCCTCCCCGCTTCGACGAAAGCGCTGATATGCCATCCACGATTTGTCGATCGACCTGGCCGCACTCGATTCGGAGCTCAGACAGTCGCCGCCCTGCCGACGTGTATGCCTCAAAATCCTTCAACGTCCGCCGCGCCGCCGCGCCGGTCGCTGGATCCGCTCGATTTGTGACTGACGTCTTGGCCATACCTCAATTCCCTTGTGAAAAGGTTTCCTTAACGAGACACCGGCCCGCGCCGGCTCACTGAATCACTCTCAGCCCCAGAATCTTCGCGACTTCATCCGTGCTGGGATCTTTCGACTCGATGTGCAGCCCCGTCCTTGCAGCGCACGTCATTCCGAATTCGCCGCACAATTTTACGATCTGTGCCCATGCCCGATTTCGAATACCTACCGCCGGGTGCTGATACATTCCTGATCCGCCTCCGCCGGCAACGAGTCCCTGCTCTCGCACAATGTCTGCTGCATCGAGGTACAATTCGACCGACTCGCACAGCATCCGTAGGGCGAGCTGGTCAAGGTCGGCAATGAGCCCCGCGGCCAGAAGCTTCGCGCCGATCACGTTCCAAGCGGCCTGCGCTTTGGGCGCGAGATCTGGCGGCATTTGCGGCATCTCGATCGCGAGCTCAGGCCCCGCATGTCGCGAAGGCTTGAACGTCCCCCGCTTCTTGTGGATGGCGGCCGGCAATTTTCGTCGTCGTCGTCGGCCCATTGTCCTAAAGCCCCCCTATCCGTTATCTGGCTAAATCTGTGCGATGCTGCGGGTGCGGTTTCAAGCTCGTAGGCTGTAGATTTTCGACCACCCATCCCCGGAGGCATACATTACTTCGGTGGTGACATTGCGCCGTTGCATTCTGCTACTGTGACTTACGTCGATCGTTCGTGCACGAATACGAGTTCAAACTATTGGACTTGCGGCGCAAGGCGGCCGCTAACCGACAAGGACGCTGAAGGATCCGGCCTTCGCGTTGCCTCCGCTCGCGATCGCGATCTTCACCCGCTCGTTGCCAGCCAGAGCGACGTAGTCATACTGGCCGCTGATTCCAGTTCCGTCAGCCACGGCGTCATTTTGCACCTTCGGATAGAGCGCAAAGCCGGCGTCCCCGTCCGCCTGCGTTCGGGTGACGACGGCCTGCCCGGAGTCCTCGGTCGTGACCGTCGCCGCGAAGCCATCGCTGTAGGGGATATTCGCGTCGGGGACATAGAGCACGGCGAGCACGCGCCCATTAGCAACATCGGTGAAGCCGGACCCCGTGCCGTCCGCCGCGGTGACGATCGGAACCGGATAGCTCTTGACGAACATGGAAACCTCCTCAATCAGATTTCAGTTGAACACGAAACAAGCGCACCGAACGCCGCGAGAATCGGTCAGTCGCTCCCCGTCAGGATGAAGAATTTACCACGCCGAAACTTGCCAGCCCGTTCCAGATTGATCACGATCTCTTCTTGTCCGCCGATCCGGATGGGGTTCGTTTTTCCTGGAATCACCTGCCCGTCTGTCCGATGCGCCTCGACCTCGGGATTGACTTCGAACGCGCCATTCACCGCGGGCATGGCCAACGCGATCTTGTCAGTCCTTGACGTTGACACCTCGATACCGAATGGCATTTCGAAAGGCCGCTTCTCGTCGGGCACGTACTGGATTGACAGCAACTGGCCCTCGCAAAGGTCCGTCGCCGCGATTGCATTCCCGACCTCGTCGGTTTCAAGAACTACTGTAGAAATTCGATTGAACATGACCTCTCTCCATTTGGTTAACGTTTTGAAGCCGAAGACGCGGTATCGGCAACGGGCCGCGCGTTCGGCGCGCGATCCGATTCGAGCTGTCGCAAAAGTGCATTGCGAAATTTACCATCTCGGCTGCGGCCGGCCTCCCGCCACTCCCGAAGTGATGGCGCATAGGGGAAGGCGCGCTCTGCAACTACCTCCAGCGCCTCGCCGTCCAGGGCATCTAGCGTGACGCCAAATTGGGCCGCGCGTTGCTGCCGAGCGAGCACGCTACGTTCGGACTTTGCCGCCGTCTCGACATCTTCCTTACGCCGCCGCGCCTCATCGGCCTCGGCCAGCCCGTGGCACTTCTTTGCTGCGGACGGGCTCTCATCGGGCCAGCCGTCGGCAACGTTGCGTCCCGGCGAAGCGTTCGTCAATCGCGCATGCAGCGCGCCACCGGGGGATTTCCAGCGGCCCCTGTTCGCAAGGGCAAAGCAGACGAGGGCCATCACTTCGGCCAGCGAACAGCCATTTTCGAGCGCCGTATCGAGGCAGGTCAGATCGTTGAGCAGGAGGGCGGCCCGCTTCCGGATCTCCGATCGCTGTTTCGAATCGTCCGAACCAAAGTCCCCCTCCCTCTCCTCCGGCAGACCAGGCGGCTTGGAGGGGAGGAGGGTATTAGGGTTAAGGGTTAAGGGTAGAGAGCCCCCAGCAGAGCTCCCTGCAGGGGCTTCTGCAGAGCGTCCCATAGTCGGCTTTGCAAACGCAAGCTTCAGTTTCCTAACCCGCAATCCTACCCATTGTTCGCATTCTGTTTCCCAATCAGAAACGAGGAGCCTATGGCCCTCGTCGCGCAGCAACCATCCAGCATCGACCAGAGACGCGACGAACGTCGCCGCGTCTCCGTTCCAGTCACAAGCTCCGGCGATCGACCCATCCGGCCATTTCCCAATGTCCCCCGCCGGCGAGTGAATAGCGGCAAAGTCGCGCATCAGTGTCACAATGCCAATCGCGGCGAATCGACTGACGCCCAGTCGCGACGCCAGGTCGAACATCTTTGGGGACGTGAAGTTCTCCCGCTTCATGCGACGCATCCCCCTTGCGTTGCATCCTTCCTCAAAGACTCAGAGGTTTGAGGAACCCGCGCCGTCTGGAGGGCCGTGGTCGATTCGGATTCGAGCTCGCATAGCCAGCGCTCAAGAGAGGAGACCCTGAACAATCGTTTTCCACCTCGGCCGCCTGGCTGCACTGATTTCAACTTGCCGGCGCGGCAAAGTTCTTCCAACGTGCGAACGCTGACTCCGATCAGCCGCGCGGCCTGGCGGGCGTCTACTGCCATCGGCTGGATTGCGCTGGCCGCCATTATGGAAAGCGTGTCACGCAT